CATTTTATTTACTGCCAGAGCCGCTTAGGCTGGGCTAATTTTTAACGAACTATTGTTGATATATAAATAGGGAAAAAAGTATTCACCAAACATATAGTTCAGTTCCATTGAAAGTAATGGAATGTAGCCAAGCATTTGGTCAAAATCTCCAATCCTTAAAACTTCTTCCGTTTCTATCATCAGCCCGGTAGATATAATTTCCTCATACAGCTTTCCGGCATCATCCAGAGATTTTAATTCTGTACCTTCATATTCTGATACTTTGTAACACCAGAAATCTTCTAGTATTCCGCAAATCATTTCGGAATTGAATCCGTCCTTGATTTTTGGATTGTACTTCTCGAATAGGCGTTCTTCTTCCATCCACTCTTTTCTGTCTGAAAAGCTGGATATGGCAGACTTCCCGTCTGGAGAGTTCTTGTACAGATTCCAAAGGTATTGATTGAATTTCATGGTTATAATCTTTTCATACAGCCAAGAACTTGATATATATGTTCTATCATATTTTTAGGAAGTTCCTGAATACCATATTCCGGAGATTTATTTGTAGGAACCAACGTATAGCATTTCGGATCGGTTGAAGGGCCTAATCTCTTGATAGTTCGCATTCCGTTGGTTGTCACTATTGCATACACTTCACCTAATGGAAGAAAAGACTTATCTTCTATTTTCTTTAACGCAATAATATCTCCATGAGTTATCTCAGGTTCCATTGAATGGCCTGTAACATTACACCAGCAAGTAGCTTCATTGTATTTCTTGAAATCTATCAAGTATTCAGGTTTTGCAGTCTGGTCATTTAAGACAATATCAAACCCTCCTATAAAATCCACATTATAATAAGGTACACCTTCAGTAAAACTCTTTTTAGGAACTGAATCAAGACCATTTAATAACATACTGCCTTCACCTGTGAGCAGCCAATTTGTGTTTAGTTCTGGATACGATTTAGATATTTTATCTATTGTACTTCTTCTTGTATTATTACCCATTTTTGAAACAGCACCATTGCTGAGACTACACTGAAGCTCAAAAGACTGCACAGATAGACCTTTATATTCAATAAATTCAATTAATCTGCCCTTTAAATCCATATTTCGCGTTAATTAGAGTTAATATCTAAATATAATTAGATTTATAGATTGCAATATTAGATATTATATCTATATTTGCATATCGAAACTTAGATACGAAACAAATATAGTAAAAAACAACTAACCCTCACACGATTATGAAAAAGAATTTATTACACGAGATTATGAGCCTTGCATGGCAGTTGGTAAAGAGAAACGGTTTCTCTATGAGTGAAGCAATGAAATGCGCTTGGGCAAACATGAAGCTGAAAGCTGCAATGAAGCAAAGAATCGTAAAGTTCTACTTCAAAAAGGTAGATGGTTCTGTCCGTGAAGCCTACGGCACGCTGAAAGAAAATCTGATACCAGCCACATCAGGTGAAAGCAGAAAGAAGAATGACACTGTTCAGGTGTACTTCGATACTGAGAGACAAGAATACAGATGCTTCAAGAAAGCTAACCTTTTAAATATCGCATGACTATGAAACGCCACGAAATCGAAGAAGAACTTGACGGGCTGTACAAAGACCTGAATTTCGCCTACAACGCAGATGAAGAAACTTTATGCAGGGCTTTCAATGCTGACAGCAAGCAAGAATACATCAAAGCACTTACTGAAGAGGTGGACAAATACGAAGCCCTTCTTGAAGAATACAACCTGCCTGAAGATGATGGCATGGACTACATCAACCTTCAATTATCACAAGGCATGGCAGTGACACACTGGTAACTCACCTACCCTGCTGACGGACTGAACGGCAACCGATAGCGAGAATCGGGCAGGGTTCTACTTGATTGGTTCTTTGACATGATGGAAATTTTAGGCTTACCGTTAAGCCTGACGTGAAACGGACGACTGAGTAGCGATAACGGCTGTGTGAAAAGAGTATGAGTAAAGGGCTGCACTAAGCAAACGCAGCATACGAATCACACAGATAACAAAAAGACACTTATACGATTGCAGGTGGCCGTAGGCCGGCTACAAAGACAATCTTCACTGATTAGACACCAGCATGAACTATATATACCCGTGGCTTACCAGACCTTTGATAAGCAGTAAGGCAACCACCGGAACGCCCACGGGAACGATATTTAATACACACGGTTATGAAAATACTACTTTTTCTCTGTGCATTGTCCGTTCTGGTAATGCACTTCAATCAAGACCTGTCTGCTATGTACTGGATAGGATTTGTCGGGTTTATAATCACTGGTTTTTCAATCGCAAACAGACTGGACAATGAACGAGCTGCAAGAAACAATAAAAAGCATCTGTGATGAATTTGCGGACATCAGCGCCATTCTGACGGCACGCTCACGGGAACTGGACAGACGGGAGCTATTTGATAAGGAGATAGAAACGGAAATAAAAAACATTAAAAAGAATAGACATGAAAACAAATGAGGAATTACAAGGTATGACGCATGATGAACTCGTGGCATACACACAGAATCTGCAACGAGAATCCGAAGAATACAAAAAATCAATGCTGTATTACATGGAAGAAGAGAAAAAGATTGAATCGAAGTTTGACAACTTCAAGAACATGGTTAAGTCATTAGCTGGCTTAGTAGATTAGTTTTTATGGTTTGAAAATGGGTAGATGCCGGGCTATGAAAGTCCGGCATTTTCATTGGCAGATAGTTCAGGCGGTAGAACACCATGTAAGGGTTAGCATGGAAGTCACGGGTTCGAGTCCCGTTCTGCCAGCAAACAATCAAATACTTAAACTATGGTTAGAGAAATTACAGTAGACGAAAACTACCAAACAGTACGTCTTTTTGACGAAATGAAGAAAGGGGACATTTACAAGGTTCCCTATGACAAGAAACGGCACAACGGAATCAAGCTGGAAGCATCACGCCGCAATCGTGACCTTCGCTTGATCGGGACACTTAAAAACAAAATGGACGTGAAATATCGGGTATCAGCAACAGAGTATCCGGGTTTCTCGGCAATTATCTGCTTAAAATAAAATGCTTATGATAAACGAAGATGTATTGAAAATAGTCTTAAACAACAAGTCTTTCGGGAAATACGAAGCAGCTTCGATAGTAGGCGGTCTCAAAAGGCTGAAAGAATTGTGCGAATCCGGAAGGATAAAATACAAGACCAAAGAAGGCGTGCCACACAGCAGATGGGCTTGTAATGCCTGGGACGTGATAAAACATGCAAAATTGATGTATTAAAACCAATTATTATGGAAGAAAAGCCAAATCTATATCAGAAGATACAGCTTGTCTCAAATGAGATAAAAAATATCGAAAAGAACCTGACCGTAGGCAAAGGTAATTATGCCTACAAGGCAGTACAGGACATTGATGTCACCTTGGAAGTGAAAGAAGCCGAGTCCAAGCATGGCCTTGTCAGTATTCCCATTAAGCAGGAACTTGTTAAATCGGAAATAATTAGAGTTGTCAAAGAAGGTGGAGGGGAATCCATCAACTATATGGACATCATAAAAATGACCCTACGCATTATCAATCTGGACAACACATCAGAATACATAGACGTGGAAAGTTTTGGGCGTGGACTTGACCCAGGCGACAAGGGATTTGGAAAGGCTTCTACTTATGCCAGAAAATACGCTTTACTTAATGCCTATAAGATTGCTACAGGTGAAGACCCTGATGAAAACAAATCCAAAGTGCAAACCCCTGCTACAGTAGATGAAGTGAAAAATATTGTCGTTGATTACATGATGACCGACAATCAGTTTGCGCAGAACATACTGTCTTATTTCAATGTAGGAAGTGCTGATGACATGACAAGCGAACAGCTTAAAATGGCATATAACAACCTCAAGAAGAAAGGAAAGATATGACAGAAACCATGTACATAGGAAGCGGTGACGTTCATGCCTTGATGAGTGGTAAGAATACGAAATCACATATCGCCCTCATGCAGCGTTTCGTCAGCGGGATAAAGCCTTATTACAATGCTTTTGCCAGCCCTATAGATGCTTTACGTACGGGAGCCATTCTTGAGAACAGGTATCTTCTCACTTTGCCTGACAACTACTTTACTCAGTATGTTGTCAGGTCAGATGAAATGAACGTGTTCAAGTGCAGCCTGGACTTTGCTTGTATCGATAAAGGAAAGTTAACTGATTTTGATGAATTAAAGACTCTTTATCTTTCAGATTACCTTGATTTTATTGAGCCTATCAAGCATGACAACAAAGCTTTAATCGAATACGTCAAGAAGAAGCATAAAGCTTATTATTATCAGGTTCAGGAACAACTCTTTTGCACTCATCTTAAAAGCTGTAACCTTGTTTTTCTGTCTGTAACAACCTACGACGACGAAGCCAACTGGCATCGTAATATCCTTCCCAATGAGTATTGTAAAATCCGTATCACTCGTGACGAACAGGCAATTGCAGAAATAAAACGACGTGGACAGATTTTCCAACAGATAAAAGATTTTTATTCAAACTAATATGGCAAATCAAATAACTGGACGGCTGGTCTATATTGGCCAGCCCCAAGAAATCCCATCCAAAAGCGGTGGCAACCCGTTTGTGAAACGTGAATTTATTCTTGATGCCACAACCTATGACCCCTATACAGGTGAACGAAGCCAGTACGAGAACATTCTACCTCTTGAAGTAAGTGGTGACAAATGTGCCGAACTTGACCAGTTCAGAACCGGTGATGTAATAACGGTTTCCTTTTCCCTCCAAGGTCGGGAATGGACAAATCAGGACGGACAACTAAAACGTATGGTGTCCATCCGCTGCTATAAACTGGAAGGCCGTCAGCCAATGCACCAGCCAGCATCCGTGCCAGCACAGCAACCGTCACCGACACAAACGCCAACCATGGCACAGGCGTTTCCACCTGATGTAGATGCGAATGGAAATCCCAAAGATGACTTACCGTTCTAGCCTATGAGCATATTCAATCTGAAGAATGAATACGATATACCCAAGTTCAAGGCTTATGTAAACAAACTGTTCCAGGAGCGGGCGGTTGTGGAAGTGAGAAAGAAGCTGCCCAACCGCACGCTCGCCCAGAACAGATACTTCTATTTGCTTCTAAATTGGTTCGCAAGTGAAACAGGTTATAGTGTAGAGGAAGTTAAAATCGATATTTTCAAGAGGTTATGTAATAGGGATATATTCGAGAAAGAAAAGACGAACAAAAAAGGAAAGATTATAAAAACTTTGAGAAGCTCGTCTGAACTGAGTACGGGAGAAATGACTCTCGCTATTGAAAGATTTCGGAATTATTCTAGTGCTAAAGCAGGAATATATTTACCAAGTCCTAACGAGAATGAGTTTCTATTACATATTCAACAAGAGATAGAAAAAGATAAAGAATTTCTAAGCTATGGGGATGGGTGAGAATTGGAAAGATATATCCGGATATGAAGGTTTATATCAAGTATCAGATATGGGACGGGTTAAATCTATATGCAGTCATGTAAGGCTTCAAAATGGCGAGTTAATGAAAAAGAAACCACATATTTTGAAACCACAAAACAGATGTGGATATAGATGCGTAAATCTATTCAAAGATGGAAGTATTCATACAGTAAACATTCATCGTTTAGTGGCTGAATCTTTCTTGCCTAATCCTCATAATTATCCAGTTGTAAATCATAAAGATGAAAACAAAACAAACAACAATGTAGGAAATCTTGAATGGTGTAGCCATGCTTACAATCTTAATTACGGTACAGCTAAAAGACGTAGAGCTATATCGCAAGGAAAGGTGGTTCTTCAATTGGATAAAAATGGAGTTTTGATAAAACGCCATTTAACATTGATGGATGCTTATAGAGATACTGGTGTAGATTACCGAAATATTTCACTTTGCTGTTATCATAAAAGAAAAACTGCTGGTGGATATTGTTGGAAGTTTGAATAATAAATTAAATCGAACGTAACAAAGAGTTTATTTGACTATGGACAAATTTTTAGGACAAGACATCCCTGAACAGGAACGATGGCAGTTCCTTCAGGACAACGCCGATGCGGTAGAGAAAATCGGATATACTCACCGATTCACCCCCGAAGAACTGGCTCAGAAGAAAGAGACTTTGGCCGAGGTATCAATCACCATCAACGATGTTGAGTTGGAGAAGAAAGAGGCTATGGAAAGCTTCAAAGAACGATTGAAGCCTTTGAATGAAGAAAAGCAGGAACTTTTGGACCACATCAAAAGAGGTTCGGAGTTCGTCGAGAATGAAGAATGTGCAAAATTCCTATACCATAAAGAAAAGATGGTAGGATTCTACAACAAGTTAGGTGAACTGGTTTATAGCCGCCCAATCATGCCACAAGAAATGCAGAAGACAATATTTAGTATTAACCGTAAAACTGGAACAGAATCATGAGTGAAAACAAAATCAATTTGGTAGTACCGAAAGAGTACAATGGTACCCCCATCGAAGTAGTATTGAGAGAAGGTAAAGCATCCGTAGCCCTTGACCCGAAAGAACCGGAGAGAGTAGTTATCAATGGAACGATAGAAGCACCCTTCAGATGGCTGGAAAAGCGTGTCGAACTGATTAATCAGAAATCGGCCAATATCATTGTGAACCGTGATAAGATGTGTCTGGCTTTGACTATTGATGAAACCAATTATTACCAGACAGTAATTAGTGGAGTTTTACAGGCTTCAAAGGAAATGCAGGAGTTCGGTATCAATGCGGAAAGGAAATGGGAACCTATTAAGTTATCCCAGTTCTTCAAGATGCACCGTGCTTTCTTCAAAGACAAATCACAGAACATGATGCTGGTTTCTACTTTGAAGAATTTCAAGGCGAAAGTAAACCAGGATATAGAACGTAGTAAAAATGAAAACGGAAACAAGACGGATAACTATTCTCAAGTGGTTGATTCCAATCTGCCAAAATCGTTCAAACTGAATATCCCTCTTTTCAAAGGTTTTGCCTGTGAAGAAATCGAAGTTGAAATCTACGCCGATGTGGACGGACGGGAAGTTTCCCTTTCTTTGGTTTCTGCCGGTGCGAATGAGGCCATTGAAGAATACAAGAATAAGGTGATTGACAAACAGGTTGAAGCAATCAAAGGTGTTGCACCTGACATCGTAATCATTGAGGTGTAACAATGAGAAAGCAAATTTATTTAATTCTGTTTCTGGTAGTCGGAGTATCTATCGGAAACAGAATATTCAATCACCTCAACGCTTGGCTGGGCGTGGTAATAATATCAGCCACAGTGATTTATTTCGTTTATAAACTAATTAAAAATTTGAAGAATGAAAAGATTGATTAATCTAATGTTGGTCTGTATGACCTTAGTGGTATTTGCTTCATGCGAAAGAGTAGCCCCTAATTATGCCGGTGTTCTAATGGAGAACTATGGGAAGCAAGGAAAAGAGGATTTTAAGGTAGTGTCCGGTAAAGTTTCCACTTGGGAATGGGGCACTGAATTGTTTCAAGTTCCATTGTTTGACCAAAGAGGGGAATTTGCTGAACCTGTCACATTGAAGGCTGCTGATAACACTGAATTTAACGCACGTCCTACTTATTCTTATAAAGTTATCAAGAATAGAGCTATAGATGTTGTATTCGATAACAAACATATAGATAAAGCTGATACAGAATCAGGAAAAGACGGGTTTATGCAAAGCCTTGAAGATAATATACTTGAACCTCGTATTTATGATTTAATCAAAGAAGAAAGCCGTAAGCACAAGACAGACAGTTTAATGGCTGACGGTGGTTCTCTTCTTTTTGAAAAGCGGTTGGAGCAGATTGTGGATAAAGAATTTGAGAAAAGAGGGCTTCAATTGCTGACTTTTTCTGCACAGCTTGAATTTTCAAAGGCTGTGCGTGAGAAGATTGATAGTCGTAATGAGGTGAATACCAATATATCTGTATTAGACCAGCAGATTGCAGAGCAGAAGAAACGCAACGAATTGGAGCAATTAAAAACAGAACAGGCTATCATTCAATCACGTGGGTTGACTAAAGAAATACTCTATAAGCAATTCATAGATAAATGGGATGGCCGTACACCACTTTATGGAATTGCCCCTGAGTTTTTAAAAATAACGAAATAGCATGAATAAACGCCCGGAAAGACGGGCATACGGGCGCAAGCACAGGACGTGCTTTAGTATGGAGTAATTGCGCAATATCTCCATACACTTGTCCCATTGAATTAGCTAATATATGAGCAAGTAAAACCGTGATGGTTGGGCGGGTTCGATTCCCGTTGCGTCCACAACCAATAATGGAATTATTATGAAAGAAGAACGGAAATTAACATTTGGGAAATACAAAGGACAAGAGATAAAGTATATCATACTTACTCATATTGGTTATATCATGTGGTGCTTTGAGAATATCAACTGGTTTAAGCTGACAGATCAAGAACAGGCTTTATATGATGCGATAGCCATAATGATTAAGAAGGAACGCTTGCCAATGACTTTTCCGGTTGAAATGATGTATAAGCATATAAAAGACAGAGAGTCATATGAAAAGTTAAATACTCCATTTACATTCAATTATGGATATATATCTTTAAGAATGTCTGAAAAGGATAATCCAATATTCAACAGTATTGAAAAATACATTACACACAAAATACGCAGAAATAGTACGAAAGAATGTTCGTCATTCGAAAGTCTTTCAGGAGATTTGACTGGTCTTTCACATAGCATGAATAAAGAAATAGAAAAAGCTCGGCTTAATGGTGAGAGTGATGAAGAAATATATGGTTATTGGGGTAGTATGAATGATTATAAGGCTTTATAAATATGTATTACATCAAGAAACCTAAAAAGAAGAAAGAAAAGCCTTTGCCGTTATTCGATAAGGCAGGTATCAAGATTAAAAAGAAGCCGGATTTAGTGGCCAAACTCGACAAAGTTTTCAGCCGCTATATCCGGCTTCGTGATTGTATGCCGAACGGGTATTTCCGTTGTATCTCATGCGCCCAGATAAAGCCATACGAACAGGCAGATTGCGGACACTTCCATTCGCGCCGCCACATGGCTACACGCTTTGACGAGGACAATGCCCACGCAGAGTGCCGGGCGTGCAACCGTTTCAGCGCAGACCATCTGATACATTACGAGAAAAACTTGAAATCAAAAATCGGTCAGCAACGCTTCGACAAGCTGGCATGGAGAGCAAGCCAGGCGAAGAAATGGACTGATTTTGAATTAATAGAACTCACCAAGTATTACAAGGCTTTGGGAGACAAACTGAGTAAGGAGAAAGGATTATGAGTTATGTTTTACGGGATTACCAGCAGAAGGCCAGTAATGCTGCAGTCAGCTTCTTTGCTAACAGGGCCAAGAAGAACAATGCCATCATGGTACTGCCTACCGGAGCCGGCAAGAGTCTTGTGATAGCCGACATCGCCAGCCGTCTTGAAGGGCACACGCTAGTATTTCAGCCCAGTAAGGAGATACTAGAACAGAACTATCTGAAGCTCTGTTCGTATGGTGTTCTGGATTGTTCCATCTACTCTGCCTCATTCGGGCGAAAGGAGATTTCAAGAATAACTTTCGCCACTATCGGAAGCGTAGTCAACCATCCGGAACTTTTCCAGCATTTTCAGAATATCATCATCGACGAGTGCCATCTGGTTAACCCGAAAGACGGAATGTACAAGAGATTTCTTTCGATGCTGAAATGTAAAGTTCTTGGATTGACGGCTACGCCTTACCGGCTTTCATCAAGCAGGGATTTCGGCAGTATGTTGAAGTTCATCACACGCACACGCCCGTGCGTGTTCTCTGAGGTAATCTATCAGGTTCAAATCTCTACTCTATTGGATATGGGGTATCTTTCGAAGCTGAACTATTATCCGATGAATCCTTTGGGATGGAACGAACTTAACCTGAAGGTGAACACTACCGGAGCCGACTACACGGACAAGTCTGTAGTGAAAGAGTATGAGCGTATCGACTTCTACGGGTTTCTGGTGAGCATCGTCCAAAGGCTTATGAATCCCAAGAGCGGTGTAAAACGAAAAGGTATATTGGTTTTCACCCGTTTCTTGAAAGAAGCAGAACGTCTCACCTGGTCCATTCCCGGAACAGCCATCGTTTCAGGAGAAACACCGAAAAAAGAACGCGAACATATCCTTGAAGCGTTCAAGGCCGGAGAGATACCCGTTGTAGCCAACGTAGGTGTACTTACTACCGGATTTGACTATCCTGAACTGGATACGATTGTCATGGCCCGTCCGACAATGTCACTGGCTCTTTGGTATCAGATAGTCGGTCGTGCCATCCGTCCGCATCCTAACAAGGAGGCTGGCTGGATCGTTGACCTTTGCGGGAATCTGAAACGATTTGGCGAAGTCAAGGATTTACGCCTGGTGGATAGCGGAAACGGTAAATGGGCCGTGTACTCCAATAGCAGACAGTTGACTAACGTAAGATTCTAAGATTATGGAAGGATATATAAAACTAAGCCGCAAGTTCTTCTCGAATGATATGTGGAATGAAGCCCGGACTTTTAGCAGTTGCGAAGCGTGGCTTGACTTGATTCAGTCAGCACGATTTGAGGCAACGCCCCGTATGGAGAGTATCGGAGGTCGAGAAGTCTCTTATACAAGAGGACAATATCCTGCATCCATAAGATTCTTATCAAAGCGTTGGAAATGGTCTGAGAGGAAAGTACGGACGTTTCTTGCCTTTCTGAGAAGAGAGAACATGATAACTCTTTCCAAAGAACAAGGAATGAATGTAATAACCTTGGTAAAGTACAATGAGTATAATGGCTCAGAGTCTGACACAGTAAGTGACACAAGCAATGACACAATGAGTGACATAAATATCATTCAGGAAATCAATAATTTACGGATGCAAGTGACACAGCTAATGACACAAGTGGCGACACAGCAGGTGACACACCCTGCCAAAGAGCCAGAAAAGCGACACACGGGTGACACAAAGCAAATAAAGGAGAAGAATATTATTAAAGAAACTACTACTAACGTAGTAGCAAAGAAAGACGCGGCTAAAGCCGCTACTCTCTCTAGGAAAGAATCCTTCTACCAGTCGTTAGTCCCTTATGTCAGTCAGTACCCGAAAGAAATGATTCGGGCTTTCTTCGATTACTGGAGCGAGCTTAACAAGTCAGAAACCAAGATGCGCTATGAACTGGAAAAGACCTGGGAGCTTCCAAGACGGCTGGCGACCTGGGCCAGTCGTGAGAAAGTGCCTTCAAAAACAGATGTAGGCATAGTTCTGAAGGATAATTCACCGGGAAAATACAAGAAAGGCTGGTAAACATGGAACAGATAAATTTTCAACAGACAATCGAACGGCTCAAAGATACGGGTTTCTCCCCTATTCCTAACGTCGTAAAGATAACCGTTCCGGATGCCAAAAGAGTTCTCTGGGCCGGTATCAGGTACTTCACTGGAGAAAATGCCAGATGGCTTCCTGAGTACGAAGAAGTGGCAGGCTGGCTGGCCGGCAATGAAGGTCGCGGACTTCTGTGTTTCGGCAACTGCGGACGCGGAAAGACCCTTATCTGCGGAAAGATTCTTCCTTTGGTTCTTAACCATTACTGCCGCAAGGTGGTAAGCTGCTACGATGCACAGCAGATGAACGCTGATTTGGACGCCGTGAAGCAAAAACACATCATCTACGTTGACGATATAGGGACAGAGAATCTTAGCGTCAAATACGGCGAAAAAAGGCTTGCATTCGCTGAACTGGCAGACGAAGCAGAGAAGAAAGGAAAGCTTCTTATCCTGACCACCAACCTAACGATAGACGAGCTGAGAGAGAAATATGGGGAAAGAACCATTGACCGGCTGAGGGCGATAACGAAAACCGTCCTCTTCAGCGGTGAAAGCCTGAGAAAATGATATGAAAATCACAATTAACTGGGTAACTCGTGACTGGAACCTGATCAGGAGGTTACGTGAGAAATACCGTCTTCCACAATACATGAACGTGAACGGACTCACAGAAGCAGAGGTTGACGAAGAGACATTAAGCAATCTCCGCAAGGGTGAGCCAAAGTATTTAATCATCAGAAAAGTAGAGAAATGACAAGACAAGAATCAGAAAGAAAGCTCAATGAACTGAGAAAGAAGTATATCGCCTTGATTTCATCCATGAACTTTGCCAAAGCACAGAAAATCAAGAACAAGATTGACTCCCTTGAAAGAGAGGTGGAACCGCATTCCTTGGGAGAACTTCTTCAGGACTATACCCCGGAGTTCAAGGTAGAAATGCTTCGCAAGATGCACAAGCTGTTCATCTATTCAGACTTACTTGAGGGTGCGGCACTGGAGTTCCAGTCTGAACTTGAATCAAACGGAATAGATGCTCAGGTAGTTTTTCAGGTGAAACGCGTACTGAAAGAACTGAGAAGCATAGTACGAATACCCGATGAAGAGAAAAACGCTTCATTGTCTGACAACTTTGCCGGGATGTGTGATGAAGCCGGACTTGTAGTGAGTAACATAATCAACAAATATCTTGCAAAATGATAACGGAAAATGACCCAATACTTCCACATAAAGTGGATTTGGAGAAGAACCCTTCTGGAACTGAACTGAAAATCGCCCAGCATCGGGAACTGGAGAAACATGGAAAGTATGTGGCTATCCCAGGCGACAAGACACGGACGCGAATTTTCGTCCGCAACGGTGAGGATGCGGAGAAGAAGATAGCCGCTTACTTGGAGAGAATCAACAATCGACCTCAAAGATGGAACTGATATGATAAAATTACTCTATATTGACCTTTTCTGCGGTGCTGGGGGAACCAGTACCGGAGTAGAAAACGCACGCTACGAAGATGAACAATGTGCGAAAGTTGTCGCTTGTGTAAACCACGATGCAAACGCCATCGCCAGCCATGCGGCAAATCACCCGGATGCGCTCCACTTCACGGAGGACATCAGAACTTTGGAACTATCTCCTTTGGTGGCCCATGTAGAACGAATGAAGAAGATTTATCCGGATGCACTGGTTGTATTATGGGCCAGCCTTGAATGTACGAACTTCAGTAAAGCCAAGGGCGGCCAGCCACGGGACGCCGATAGTAGGACGCTGGCTGAGCATCTTTTCCGATATATCGAGGCTATTGTTCCAGACTACATACAGATAGAGAATGTTGAGGAGTTCATGTCATGGGGCGATATGGATGAAAAAGGGCACCCCATCAGCAAGGATAAAGGGCGATGCTATGAGAAGTGGAAACGCAACGTCAGGAAATATGGTTACGATTTTGACTGGCGCATTCTTAACGCTGCCGATTATGGGGCATACACCACTCGCAAGCGGTTCTTCGGTATCTTCGCCAAGCGTGGACTTCCGATTGTATTTCCAGAACCTACTCACTGTAAGTATGGGAAAAACGATATGTTTGGACGATTGGAAAAGTGGAAGCCGGTCAAGGAAGTGCTGAACTTTTCAGATGAAGGAGAAAGTATCTTTTGCCGGAAGAAGCCGCTGGCCGAGAAAACCCTTGAACGCATCTATGCCGGACTGATTAAGTTTGTAGCTGGAGGTAAGGAGGCTTTTATTGTAAAGTATAACTCTATGAGTCGGACGGGGAAATACCAGGCACCAAGCGTTGACGAGCCATGCCCGGTTGTGGCAACACAAGGACGGTTGGCTTTAGCTAAGGTAAACTTTCTTTCCAAGCAATTCAGCGGCCATCCAGATAGCAAGAACATATCTGTGGAAGGACCTTCCGGAACTATCACTTGTAAAGACCACCACGCTTTCGTGTCTGCCTACTACGGAAACGGTCACAACCATTCGGTCGAGCTTCCAGCCCCTACGGTTACGACTAAAGACAGGTTGGCATTGGTAAATTCTGTTTTCATAGATAACCAGTATGGTACCGGGAAACCGACATCCATTAATCAACCAGTTGGTACAGTAACCACGGTGCCTAAGTTCAATATGGTAAGCTGCAAGCCGTGGATAATGAATACAGCTTTCTCGAATATTGGAAGCAGCATTGAGCAACCTTCTCAGACCATTACAGCCAACCGCAAATGGCATTACCTTATGAATCCTCAGTTTGCCAGCGCCGGAGGTTCTGTAAACAACCCATGTTTCACACTTATAGCCCGCATGGACAAAATGCCGCCTTATCTGGTAGAGGTTGAAGGAGGTATCGGCATACAGGTTACACCTGATGACAGTCCGATGACAATCAAGATTAAGGAGTTTATGGCTTTGTATGGCATCATTGACATAAAAATGCGTATGCTTCGGGTAGCAGAACTCAAGAAAATAATGGGATTTCCTGAAGACTATGTACTGATTGGCCCCCAGTCAGACCAGAAGAAGTTCATCGGCAACGCCGTGGAGGTGAACATGGCTCGTGTGCTTTGTGAGGCTATCTGTAAGGAGATTATAAGAAAAAGAAAAGTTGCATAAAATGGTTAGTGAGGTACATAACATGGACTGTATGGAATACATGCGGAACATACCAGATAAGTTCTTTGAGCTGGCAGTGGTCGACCCTCCATACGGAATAAATGCCCCGAACATGTCGATGGGTAGCAACATGAACCGTAGGCATGGAGGATACAATGGTGAAAGTATAGCTAAAAGACTGAAAAAGAAACGCTTTAACCAAGGAGCCGGAAAACTTAAGAACCGAGCATTGAATACAATGCAATGCGATTGGGATTATCATCCTCCCTCAAAAGAGTATTTCGAGGAACTGTTCAGGGTAAGCCATAATCAAGTGATATGGGGAGGCAACTATTTTCCTCTACCACCTACACGCGGGATATTGTGCTGGGATAAAATGCAGCCTTGGAAGAATTTTTCCCAGTTTGAGCTTGCTTGGACTTCTTTTGATTGTCCGGCATCTATCATTCATTTATCAAATACAGGCGGAAACAATAAAGAATCAAAAATCCATCCAACCCAGAAACCTATCAAACTCTATCAATGGATTCTTGAAAAATTTGCTAAAACAGGTGACAAAATACTGGACACGCACCTCGGAAGTGGAAGTTCCAGAATAGCAGCTTATCGGATGGGGTTCGATTTCTATGGTACCGAAATAGACAAGGAATATTTCGATGAACAAGAGAAAAGGTTTCGGAGAGAATGTTTTGGAGAGATTAAAACGTCTGAAGGAATTATTGTGCAACAAAATCTATTTTAAGTCATGGGAAAGCTAAAAGTCTATTATGGATGGGCCAGAATAGGCAATGTCCGTAAGAAGCGTGCTTTGTCAGTAATGTTCGAAAACGAAATGCTGGGATGCAGGAGTGATCGTGGACAAAGGTGTCTAAGAACACTTCAAGACACCGTATTTGAACGGTACCAGACTGATGAAAAAGAAAAGGAAGGTAAACGTCAGAACCGGATATTTACTGAGTACAGCCTGTTCCTCGACGAGAAGCCGATAAATGGTAGCCTTCAAAGATGCTTGCTGATTAACAGAGAAGCTGACAAGAACAATGTTTCTAAGGCCATGAGTGAAAGAATCTTCGAGGCATTGAGAAAGGCTTTCTTATTTTCAAATCCTGGGTATAAAGAACCTTACTCACAACTTGAATTGAAATTTGAATGATATGGGAAAGCAGGAAAGTGTGAGCGATTTTTATCAGTTCGCAAAGGATTTGGCCAAAGCTGAAAAGGAGCTGAAGGTTGAGCGATGGGTTGAAGTCACTCTTTATTACGGATATGCAGATAAACAAGTAAGTCTTTATCACTACGACCTTCCCCGTGAAATGTATTTCCGCTACCAATGGGTGATTAGATGGAGGATGGCGAAATTTCAGTGTCAATATCCAAAACAGATTATTGGTATAAGTCTGTATCACTATGATAAGCGTTCTGGAGAATCTATGGAGGTTAACGGCTGTCTTAGTAAACTTATATCCGCAAAAGCCCAGATAACGAAAGCAGAACGCAAGATGAATGAGTACATCGAGCACAACCGTCAGAACAACATGTTCTTTGACGAGAATACGGACGAGGAGCTGGTTAAGTTCCGGGAGAAACTGGAGCGAAAGAAACTTGAATGTGCTGAGTGTGAAAAGAGACTTGAACAATTTGTAGAAAAAAGGAGGAAAGAAAATGGCTAACATTGTCAAATTGACCGGATGCAAGGAGGTTTCGCATGATATATATGCTTACTTCACTTGTGATGCTGAAAAAGCATTGAAGGCTTTGGAACTTGAGATACCGTGTACTGGGGCAAATAGCACTGGGGCATACAACATCTACTTTAATGATGAGGGAGAAATTATCTGTGAATATATGACGTTCTGTGTTACACGTGAGTTTAAGAAAGTTTCATCCATACAGGATGCTGTTGAATGGATGGATAGGAAAATGAATGGAAATGAGTAAAACGAAATTGTATTACCTGTTTCTGGCAGTCATGTGGTGGCTGCTTGGATAGGTGGAAAGGAGAAGCTATGAAACAAGTAAAAGTGAAAATTGAAACAACTGTTGAAACCATGTTAGGTGATAAGCCTGTAAATGAATTTCTTGGTGATGTTGCAGATATATGTCATACATCATTGGAGTATTCAACATCAAAACATGAAGGGTGTGAGACGCTCTATGAGGACCAAGAATATGAAGATTACAGAAATGACATGGAGGACAGGATATCTGTTCTTGAAGGTGCTATTTGTCGCATTTTAGAGTTATTGGAGGATTGATTATGAAAGCAATATCCATCAAACAGCCGTGGGCAAGCCTAATCGCTCACGGTATCAAAGACATTGAAAACCGGACTTGGAAGTGTCCTCAGAAGTACATCGGCCAAAGGGTGCTTATTCATGCAAGCAAAGGTAAAGGAGATGGTTGGGTATTAAATAAAGAGCAAGGGTTAAAACTACAAATGCACCCCTCCAATCTTAAAAGTACATTCTATGATGATTTACCTTTTGGTGCCATCATCGGCAGCGTGGTTATATCCGATTGCGTACAAAACCATCCTTCAGTCTGGGCTGAGAAAGGTTGCTGGAACTGGGTACTGGAGGATGCGGTACTGTTTGACAAGCCGATTATGAATGTGAAAGGGAAACTTAGTTTTTGGTGTTTTAATCTGGTAAAATAAAACAACATTAGCAGTGTTATTAATCGGAATTCTTCTATGTGTATTTTTCGCAATAGATGTATACATGGAGATATCATAATGAGGAGGGTAATTTATAATCATTACAAAAATAAAGCTATACATATCATTGAATTCAAGAAATTTTTATCTTTGGAGGAATTTAAAATTAAAATATATGGGAGGATATATTAAACTGGCTGGACAAAGCATTATTAAAAGTGTGTATAAACACCCTGAGAATTGGGGGTTAATGTATAAGGAATATGGTAAATCTGAGAATATCAAAGACTATTCAGAAGAAGAAGTGTCTGAGATGCTTAAAGGCGTATATTCTAAAAGTGGTTATTTGTTAGTTGATGGAGACTATTTTATAAATGTAAATGATGTTATTCAATGTGGGTGTACATTGAAAACAATAACGTCAAATACAAGATTAGATTTGTCGAAGCCTATACCAATCAAAAAAATACGTACATTTTACGTAGAAAATTATTATTTAATAACGCGCAATAGCGTTAATGGGAATAATAAACACTTCATAAATTCTTATTTATCAAAGATTAGGATTATAAATCCAGGGCGTGGTCGGTTTAGAGGATTATATAGTCTTCCTAATTACTATATGTGTGTTCAATCATTTGGACATGGCTATGTACCTAAGGATTTGTTTCATCCTATAAAGTTTTATTTTAATGGAGTCTTTTGGGGTGATCAATATCGAATTAGTGATTTTCTTGTAGATACAGAGCTTAAAATATCATATTAATAACATTTTTACTTACTGACAACCCTTGTCAGTGCTTTGTGAATACCCGGTATCTGCTTTGTGGCGGTTATCAGGTAAATGATTACATTATAGACTCATCAACTGAGGAATAATGGAAAGTTTTCTTTGAAGAAGTACGTAAAATAAATGATTCAAAATTTTGACAAACTAAAAAAATATCTGAAATTTATTCCAGTAAATCATTTATAAACTTTACATTCTTAAAAACTATGGTAATTCGTAAACAAGCCATCATTTCTTGGCTGCTGACCCCAGACGATAACGAACCCGAAAATAGATTAGGTGTACCAATGGTAGATAATAAGGAACATTTTGGATATTTATCTAATGGACTAAGACATTTAGCAGAGATTCGTGATGCTAAGCCAGATTGGGGATTACCAGAACTCATAATGCCCTCGTTTGAAAAAGTTATGCAGAAAAGTGCAAAAAACTTCTTTGATATAGATCATCAACTTTTTCAAGAGTTCTATAATGACAACGTATGTGGTATTCTTTTGTCAAGAGATTGTGGAACTATTGTTTATGGGTTTGGAGAAAATAGATTATATGTGTGGCTTTTCCATGAAGAGGAAGGGTATAGCAAACTATATATGTATTTCTATGCAGAATCAACAAAAGATAATATTCGGAATATATATACATGGCCGACATTATTGAATGACAAACAGCTTTTTAACATGCCCGAAGAGGAAAAATCATTAATGTATGGGAAAATAATAAATAAATTGATTGTCTATCTTGCAGTTAAAAAGTACGTAAAAGTAGATACAATTATTGTTCCTCCTGGTACTATCACTAGATTGGATGACAAAATATACGATTACCAAACTAAAGATAAAATCAGAAATGAGAGTGGCCAGAAAGTAATTGTTATGGATTCTCGCTGGTTTAGAAAAATAGTAAATGACAATAACATCTTTGTAAGAGGTTTCTTTAGATTTCAAAATAAAAAGAACGAGAGAGGCGAATGGTATAAAGAACTTATTTTTGTAGACTCTTATGTTAGAAATGGTTATCATCGCAATGCTTTGATTGAAAAAGAAGAATAATTTTACTGATAATTCATTATGAATACCCGATAACTGCTTTAGTAGTGGTTATCGGGTATTTTATTTCTAACTAATTAACCCCCAATTATTATGAACTTAAACAAATTAAGAGATAAAGCCTACCAGTGTGCAGTTGCCCACGGATGGCATGAAGAAAACCTGAGTGATGAACATTTCCTTTGTCTGGTCATATCCGAACTTATGGAAGCGGTGGAGGCAGACCGGAAAGGGAAACATGCTAACCGGGTCAATTTTGAATATTACATGAAACAGAGGAAACGTGATGATGGGGAATTTATGTACGCTTTCAAACATGGGATCAAAGACAGCGTGGAGGATGAACTTGCTGATGTCTGTATTCGTCTGCTTGATTTGGCCGGACTGAAAGGGTGTGATTTGGATAGCTTCGACTACGAAGGAAGCGATACGGAAGATTATTCTGATATGACCTTCACGGAGTCCATGTTTAGAATCTGCTCCTATGTCACCGACAACTTCTACAGGGATGAACCATTTATCCTCCTGAATGAGATATTCGCTTTCTGCCGGGATAGAAATATCGACATCTTCTGGCACATCAAGCAGAAAATGAAATACAATGAACTTCGTCCGTACAAGCACGGAGATAAAAACTACTGACCATGAAACACGCATTCTACGCCTTAATCATCATACAAGCCCTGTACGAGCTTGTGAAGCTGTTCAGATGTAAATCCCTATATCAACATGCAAAAGTCTTTCAGGACCTAGATAAGACAGCAAAAAGATGGTATCTGATAGCGCATCCATGGCTTCATGTTGCATTCTTCATGGATACCATCGGACTTTTATTGCTGGGGATGGGATTGTTTTCAAGCCAGTGGGTGTGTTTCCTTGTTGTCCTGGTCATGAGCTTCAGCCAGATCCAAAAGCTAGGAGCATGGGCGGTGTTCCTGGACAGTCTGGTAACGGTTATCATCTACGCTTTCGCCATCCTGAATGCATATTACTTGGCATAAAATAAAAAAGGGAGCCAGCCCACACGATTAGAAGCCAACTCCCCCACACGATTATGATGCAAATATAAGAATTTCCAACTAAATAAATCGTGCTATGACAAAAGAATTTTCATCAATCGTGGAGTTGAAATCAATACGTGAACAGAAATCAAGATTATCGGAACGTGAACAGGAACTATCCTCCCCCATCCTGACCGATTTTTCTCTTATTCCGGAGATTTATGACTGGTTCAAGGACCTGTTGGCCGGGATGGACTGTCCGCCCAATCCGGAAAGTGTTACCCAGCGAAAGAAGTTCCTCTTCATTGTGTTGTTCCTCTTCGCCCCTAGTGTGCTTGCCGGCGGACGGCTGCCGAACGGCATCCGGGCAGAGATTTCCGGTGTGTTCCCGGATGTTTCCCCGTGTGTAATATCGAACAATATCGCCGATGTTTCTTTTATCTATCAGCAGTATAAGGATTTCCGACAGGATATAGAGTATCTTTACAACCAAATTATAGAAAGGTTGAAAAACAAAGGACTAATCAAGTAACCCCGTTCCGAAAGGCTCGGGGTATTTTTATGAAACATTTTACCAATTGTTTGTTCTTGGTTTAAGCAATCTTAGGCTAAAAATCACCATGTTGGTAACTTTGTCTCAAAGAGATAATAACAGCTATCCTCACGGCTGAAAAGTATAAACCCTGCCATCGGTAAGAAGTGAGGAGCTTGCCTTTGGTGGGGTAATTTTTTAATCTAAGATTCACTGAGACATGAAAACAAATCAAGAAATGGTAAGGCAAATGGGGAATTTAGAAGTTATTCAACGCACCGTTGACGGCTATTTCAATGCTACCAGGCTTGTAAAGTTATGGAACGAACGAAACTCCTCAAACAAAGAATTGAAGAAATACTTTGAAAATGAATCAACCAAGGAATTAATCGCTACCATCGTTGAAAAAGAAAATCTAAATGGGCAAAATTCTCCCTATTTAAGTTCACGTGGTAAATGCGGTGGAACCTGGGTTCATCCTGTATTGTTCATTGATTTGGCTATGTGGCTAAATGCGTCATTCAAATATGATGTAATCAAATTCGTTTCTGACCAAATGATTCGTTACCGGAATGATGCTGGGGACGCTTATAGGGAACTCTCTTCTGCCATCATGAAAATCGTTCCCAAAGACTTTATGCCTAAAGCCATGCAGAAGGTCGGTGAAGCCTTGAACTGGGTTATCTTCAACAGTCATGAAAAGATGCTACGTAATAAGCATGGTGAGGAACAAAAACAACGTGAATTGTGGCAGCTTGAAAAGAAGATTGCTGATTTGGTCAATGAAGGTTTCTTGACCGACTATGAAAGCCTTATTGGGTATCTGAGAATTCAATACCAGAAAAGGAACTATCCAAAGGTCTTTGCTAATGCTGGATAAAATATTACAAAAGTAGAAAAGCCGGAGCGTTATGCTTCCGGCTTTACAATCTAATAATTGTATATTATTTCTTCACATACGTAATTGTCTCATCTTCATAAGAAACATATAATTTTCCATTTCTGATGGCATAATCCATTGTCATACTTCCATCATTTTCATGTATAACTGTAATTTTCCCTCCTGACGTGCTCCAGGCAAAATAACTTTTACCGTATTCGTCGATTTTCCCGTAATCCTCTGCCCATTGGCAACCTGTTCCGTCTTCCTTCAATTCTATGCAAAACACTTCCAACTCAGAATTCGTATCTTCCTCCCAAATTCCGACCAACTGTCCGTCGATATTTGGTTCATCATCTTTAGAACATGAAGACAAAATAAACATAGGCAAAATCATTGCCAACATAAATACAACCTTTTTCATAGCTAAAACTTTATTGATTAAACATTCAATTCCAGCAACTTTCTTAAATCCTCAAAAGAGTGAACTTCATAAAGAGTTCCTTTCACTTTAACATAACCGTTTACTTCTGAATCAGGTGTATTTCTCACAAACAGTTCTGCAATATCAACCTCTAAAGCATTCGCGATACGCTCTAAAGTTTCTAATGTTGGATTTCCGTTGATATTTCTTGTTAGGGTATCTCTTGTCACTCCTAACATTTCAGCAAATTGTTGCATTGTCATGCCTTTTTGCTTGATAAGGTCTTTTACTTTTAAATCCATAAATAATAATATTATAATCGTGTATACAAATGTAGTTTTTTCTCATATAACACGATATTATAGTATCGTTAAATAGTATCAAAACGGTAATCAAATGTCGTTTTTGATTTGCAGATACGATATTAAGATGTATCTTTGCAATGTGATAAACGACATGACAATATCGAATTAAACACATACGATTATGAAGACAACAAACAATGTTTACATCAAAGAGATTAAGGCTCAAATCAGAGTTATCAATGAAGCTCTAAAAAGAATACAAGGAGCTGAAAAGGTTCAGGATTCAGCAGTAAATAATAGAGAATACAACAAGGCAAAGGATGAAGCTATTGACGCAAGCTCAGACGTAATGATAGCTTTAGAAGAGGCTGTAAGACTTGCATCAGCTATGGGGTGTGAAACTGGTCTGTATGAGATATACAAATATCACAAAATTGTAGAACTTGATTTCAGAGAGTCACACAAATAAGTTTAACCGGCAGCCTTTCGGGGGTTGCCACAGCATAAGAAAATTATGAGAACAACAAGCTACATGAAAAGCCATAAGGCAAATGAGTTTTATGTGAAGAAGTCAAGAGGCTACTATTTAGTAATAGACGGCTATGACATGAGTATGGCTTCTTTAGAAACCACCGAAGAAGCAGCCAATAAAACGGCTAAAGAACTTAATGAAATGAGAGCTAAAAGATTGAATATAGCATAAGTTTAACCAGCAGGGCTTATGCCCTGCATAATCCCCTACACGATTATGAATACATATTACAAATTTTGTCCAAACGTATTTCTTGCTAAATGCGATGCTAAGCATGAAAAAGGTGAAACCATTCTTGTAACCACCAAATACGGTAAAGAGAATGAAAGCATAGTGTTTAATCTGATATTTGAACGTGATGGCTTCTACTATTATTCGATAGTTCGCGCTGATGGCTTTAACGTTCAAGAATGGGTAAAGCGAAAGGCAGAACGCCGGCTGGATTGGGCTGCCACTGCAGAACGAAAGAGTGAAGAATACTTCAAAGCGTCAAATAAAGACAGCGATTTTCTCTCGTTGGGTGAACCTATTAAAATCGGCCATCATAGCGAAAGACGACACAGAAAAGCCATTGAAGATGCCTGGCATAATATGGGAAAGAGTGTAGAGTTTGACGAGAAAGCCAGAGAGCATGAAAGAATAGCTCAGTATTGGACAAATAAAGCTGATACTATAAACCTTTCAATGCCTGAAAGCGTGGACTATTATGAGCATAAATTAGCAGCAGCTAGAGAGTATCATGAGGGGCTGAAATCCGGCAAATATCCACGTGAGCACTCATACTCGTTGACGTATGCAAAGAAAGCGGTAAACGAAGCCCAAAAGAATTTCGATCTAGCAAAGAAACTTTGGTTATAAACCCGGTAGCCTTCGGGCTATCACTATTTAAGATGATTATGAGAAGAGAAAAGCTGACAGTTAAAGCATCAGATGTAAAAAGCATAAAGATGAGTGTAAACCCACCAAAGGAAGTCGTAGATGCAGATTACAAAGTGATTCATGACGGTGAAATAAAATGCTGGGTGGGTATAGGTTGGATAACCGAAGGTAAAGCATCAAAAAGTGACTATTATAAGATACCAGAAGTTGTAAACGGATAATTTAAGATGGCTATGAAATCAATAAGCGTAAATGGTTGTAGCGTATGTCAACCTGGTAGTGAGAACTATTGTACCTATACTACCAAATTAAGAGGCAAAAGAATAAAAATGTATCAGTACGATTACAAAACAGATTCAGGTGAGTTGTTTACTTGTTGTGCGCCAACACTGGAAAAGTGTAGGGAGAAACGTGACGCATGGCTAAATAGCAAACATTTGGCTTAATGTTTCGTATGCGTTGAATTGGTATTAAAAATTGTCTTCATAATTAGGTATCTTTGTAATAAAGGTACTATCGCGGGGTGGAGCAGTGGTAGCTTGCTACTTTGACTTGGTAGAGGTCGCGTGTTCGATTCACGTCCCCGCAACTGACATTTAAATTTACACGATTATGAAAGTATTGACATTACAGATTAACAAAGAATGTTTTCAAGACATCCTAAACGGTAAACAAGATGTAGAACACAGATATGTTTACCCCTCAAATGTAAAGAAATATGTTTATTTCAGACATAAAGGGATAGACTATACAAGGCAAGAGGATATACCTGACGATGGCGAAAACATAGAGGTTGTACCAGTTAAATATGATGCCTTGTATCTGATAAACGGCAGGCGCAAAGATGCACCACGTCTAACCGTAGAAGTTAAGTCAGCCGAATATGTAATTTTTACCGATGAAGAAGGCAATGACCTTGTAAGAGTTGAAAACGGTGTAGAATATCTTATAAGCCAAGTATGGTATCATCTTGGCAAAGTGATAAGTACAGAGAATGTTTAACATTAAATGTTTAATTTAAAATTTTAAGCCGAGTCCAAAGAGTAATTAACAGAGTAGCTGGCCCACGTCAGAACATGAACGGTGCAGGCTTGGGCGGTAGATTGGTTGCAAACCGTAGAAATACGGCCAGTGCAACGCAGTTAGGTAATAGAGAGCAAAGACGGTATGACTTGAATGCCGCCTTTGCTGGTGCAGGAGGCAAATAATGAACAAGTATGCACTCTCTATGCAGATAATACGCAGTATCCGAGAAAAGACGGATACTGCTGTATTGTATTATTCTGCTGGTGGTAAAGATGGTATAGCCTTGTTGGATATGCTTGCAGGTGTATTCAATAAGGTTATATGCTATTATATGTACTTGATACCTGACTTAGACCACGTGCAGCCCTATATCAGATGGGCAGAAAATCACTACAAGAATGTTGAAGTACGCCAAATAGAACATTTTCAGCGTGACTATTACATTTCATGTGGTTTCTTTCGTGAGCCTGACAACTCAGTAAAACCGAGAAAAATAGGCGAAATAGAGCAGGCGGTAAGAGAAGAAACAGGTATCAAATACGGCTTCAGTGGTATGAAGGGTGTAGATGGTTATATGAAGCGGATGCGCTTAAAGAAGTTTGCGAAGTCCGGTTATATAACAGACAAAGGTATGGTTTATCCTCTCGCATTGTGGACGAATAAGGAAGTGCTTCAGTATATTAGGCAAAGAGGGTTAATACAGCCTTTTATCTATGATTCAAATGCCATAAGTCAAGGTTTTACCATTGACTTAACCACAATGCTATTAATGCGTAGTAAATATCCCAATGATTATAAACGTATTTTGGAAGAGTTCCCATATTCTGAGAAATTAATATTCGATTATGAAAGAGAACAAAATAACTCAACCGGAAAGTAGAGAAATACGTAGAAGCGATATAAACTTCGCTGACTACAATCCTCGCAAAATAACACAGGAAGCAAGAAAGAGCCTGAAAGCAAACCTAAAGCGTGTAGGATTACTTGGTGGAATTGTATGGAATGAGGTTACTGGCAACCTTGTTTCTGGTCATCAACGTATTTCAGTTATAGATGAAGTGAATAAATATAATCCCGACACAAAGGACAATGATTATTTGATTCGCGTTGAAGTAGTTCACATGGACGAAAAGACTGAAAAAGAGCAGAACATCTTTATGAACAATAGAAGTGTACAGGGCGAATTTGATTCAGATATGCTAAAAGATATGCTTGATGGTATTGATTATAGCCTTGCCGGACTGAATGACTTCGATTTGAATATGCTCGGAATTGGTGATTTAGACTTTTCTATTAATGATGATATTTGGAGAAAGGAAGATATATTGGATGATTCATTATCAGCCATAGATGAAGCTACTAAAGATGGTGATGAAAATAAAGGCATTAACCGTTCCAATAATTTTTATGAGGATTCAAAAGAAAATCAAATTGCACGTCACAATGAAGTACAAAAGATAAAAGACAGAATTAGTAATCAAAACAGCTTTGAGAAAGATAACGGAATGCTGAGTTATGTAGTGCTGTCCTTTAATAGCCCAACAGAAAGAGCAAATTTCATGGAGATGTTTGGTTACGGATTTGATGAGCGGTACATTGATGGAAATGAATTTATGAATAGAATAGAATTTGGTGTAGAGTAACCAAAGTAAACAGATACGCGCGCATGGGAAAGAAGCCAGACATATCGAAATTCAGAGAGGTCCTTCATAAAACAGGTGGAAATCTCTCTAAAGTTGCTGCTGTATTCAATGTAACCCGAAAAACCGTGTATGATTGGGCCAGAGCAGACAGCCAGTTCAAAGATGCTATCACCGACGAAAGAGGTTCTCTGGTAGATGAATGCCTTGTATCTGCACGTGTACTTGCGCTTGGTATCCCTGAGAAAGATGAAAATGGGAACTTTATCGGATGGCGTGAACGTCCAGATGGGTATATGATTCGCTATTTACTTTCCACATTAGGAAGAAAAGAAGGTTTTGGAGACCGAGAAGACGAAGACGCAGATATTCCAAAGGATATTAACCACGGAATTTCTATCGACTCATGGATTAAAGACAAACTGAAATGATTGTACCCCAAACGATATATCATCCGCTATATACCGATAGCGAGAAGTTTATCATTCTCATTACCGGTGGCCGTGGATCGGGGAAGTCTTTCAACGCTTCTACCTTCATTGAGCGTCTGACATTCGAAATGACTCCCACAGAGAAGATAGTCCACCAGATTCTTTATACCCGTTACACGATGGTATCTGCCGGGATGTCTATCATTCCGGAGATGATGGAAAAGATAGAACTGGATGGAACAACAAAGTATTTCAAGACCACCAAAACCGATATTGTAAACCGGATGACCGGCAGCCGTATCATGTTCCGGGGTATCAAAACATCTTCCGGGAATCAGACGGCCAAGCTGAAATCAATCCAGGGTATCACCACCTTTGTCTGTGATGAAGCTGAGGAATGGACCAGCGAAGAAGAGTTTGACAAGATCATGCTCTCTATCCGTAAGAAAGGAATCCAGAACCGGATTATCATCATTATGAATCCCTGTGACTCCAATCACTTCATCTACAAGAAGTATATCGAGAATACTCACCGGATGGTGGAGATTGACGGCGTTCAGGTGCAAATTTCCACTCATCCGAATGTTCTACATATTCATACGACTTATTTCGACAATATAGCAAACTTATCTCCTGAGTTTCTGAGAGAGGTTGAAGAAATGAAAGAGAAGAACCCGGAGAAATATGCTCATGTCGTTATCGGCCGATGGGCTGACGTGGCCGAAGGTGCCGTGTTCAAGAAATGGGGCATCGTGGATGAGTTCCCCATGTGGTGCAAGAAGGTGGCTATTGGACAGGACTTTGGTTATACCAATGACCCATCGGCTTCTATTCGATGTGGCATCGTAGACAATGCGCTTTATCTGGATGAAGTGGATTATAGAACTGGATTATACTTTCTGGGGATATTATAAAGACGCTACGCCCGTGGAATTTGAGAGTGATTGCCGACAGTGCGGACCCGCGACTCATTCAGGAGATTCATAACGGAGGGATTAAAATATACGCGGTAGAGAAAGGACAAGGTTCTGTCAATGCCGGTATTGACAAGATGCAGGGAATGGAAATATTCATCACCAAGCGTTCTTATAACCTTCAACGGGAGTTCAGAAACTATGTATGGGCAAAGGATAAGGATGGAAACTACATCAACGAACCTGAAGACCATGATAATCATGGCATAGATGCTGCACGCTACTATGTGCTGGGAGAACTTCTCGGTAGAATTATGAAACCCAAAGACGTTTCAGGAATATTTGGACATTAAACTTTGAGATATGACTATAGAAGAAATTTTAGCTATGCCGGAAGTAGAGAGAAAAATCTACTATCTGAAAAAAGGACGAAAGACCGAGCAACCAAACGCTCACGCTCTTTACAACGACTGGAATCCGAACAAGCACGAGATAGTGATAGATGAAGAGAAATACCCGAAAATCAAAATCACTACCCAGCCTGAGAAACGGATTACAGACCCGACAACCAGGAAAGAATATGTTGAGCCGGCGGTCAGGAAAGAAGTTGACCCAAACAGGATTGCTCTTCCTATCGAGCAGGACATCGTGAACATTCAGACTGCCTTCACCGTTGGAACAGAACCGGTCCTTGATTGCCAGCCGGACCAGTCGGAAGAAAGCCTTCTTTCCACATTGAAGCAGGTGTTCAAGAAAAACAAGTTGAAATACCAGAACAAGAAAGTAGTCCGGGCATGGCTGGCCGAGCAGGAAGTGGCCGAATACTGGTATGTGGTGAAGGATGACGGCTTCTGGGCAAAGCTCAAACGAAAGATTTCAGGAATCTTCGGCAAATCAAAACCTGAATACCGTCTGAAGAGTGCCATCTGGTCTCCGTTCCGTGGCGACAAGCTCTATCCCTTCTTCAATGATCAGGGGGATTTGGTAGCCCTATCCCGTGAGTACAAGAAGAAAGACCTGAACGATGTAGAGATTACATGTTTCATGACCATTACCAAGGACATGGTTTATCAGTGGGAACTGACAAGCAACTGGACTGACAAAGGCTCATTTGCACATGGATTCAAGAAGATGCCGGTGATTTATATGTACCGTCCGGAAGCGTACTGTGAAAAGATAAAGAGCCTCCGTGTAAGACTGGAGAAGCTTCTCTCAAACTATGCAGACTGTATCGACTACCACTTCTTCCCTATCCTCATGCTTTTTGGTAACGTGGAGAATTTCTCAGGTGAGTTCAAGAACCGTGTTGTCGAGTTGACCGGCCAGGGAGCAAATGCCCAGTATCTTACCTGGTCACAGGTACCTGATACTGTCAAGTTCGAGGTAGAAACCTTGCTGAGCCAGATATATGGACTGACCAATACACCCAGAATCTCTTTTGACTCCCTGAAAGGTACAGGAAACGCCGTTTCCGGTGTGACTTTCGATTATGTGTTTATGTCCACCCACCTTAACGTAGAAAATCTGAACGAGATCGTCGGCGAGTTCATGCAACGACGTGTAAATTTCCTTGTCTCCGCGTTGGGTTCCGTGAATTCCACCCTTGAAGAAGCCTCCGAGACTATTGACGTGGATGTGCAGATGCAGCCATATAAACTGGAGGACATCAAAGACAAGATAGACACAGCTATCAAGGCCAAGGACGGTGAAATCTGGTCGCAACAGCGGGCCATCACCTTCGTGGGGAACGTGGATGCAGTTATGGATGAGATTGAAGCCATCAAGGAAGAGCAATCTGAGAAACAGAAGAACGACATCGAGAAGCAGAAACAGCTTTCCTCTCTTAAAAGTTCCAGCAGTAAATCTGAAGAATAGAACAACCCAGTCAGAATATTTACGGGGATAATACAAAACAGAATGATATAAATCTAAAATATTTACCAATTGAGTAGCGGTATCTTTCGAGGTATCGCTATTTTCTTTATCATAGTAAAAACATGAATACTTCTTTGTAATTATTCGTTATTTTACTATATTTGCATCGTAATTAAGTCTTAAACGCTATGAGCTACAAATCAGTTAAAGACGTTGTAACGCTGCTTACTGAAAATGGCTTTTGGTTCGTGAGGCAGAAAGGCAGTCACATGGTTTACACTGATGGTAGCCATGTAGTGATTGTCCCAGACCACGGCAAGAAAGGCGTTGAGAAAGGCACTTATTACAACATTCTGAGGCAAGCGGGGCTAAAATAGCCCCCGCCTCTTTTGTTTAACGATAAAAAGGAGGTCAGTATGAAAATCGTAGAAGTGATTGTAGAACATGCTGGAAATAATCTTAGTGCCTATATTGAAGGTGCTCCGGTGATTACTGTCGGTAACGACGTGAAGGAAATCGAAAAGAACATGAAGGAGGCTGTTGAACTTTACTTGGATTCATGTAATGAAATGAACATCGCTCCAGTGGAAATTTTGCAGGGAGAGTTCACATTGAAGTTCAAGATAGATGCTGCCACCTTCATCAACTATTACAGCAGTATCTTTACCAAAGCTGCTTTGAGCCGGATAACCGGAATCAATGAACGCCAGTTGTGGCATTATGCGGCAGGAGTACACAAACCCCGTAAACAGCAGTTGGAGAAGATTCAGAAAGGTATTAACGCGCTGACAGAGGAACTGGCAGCTATAAATTTGTTATGATTATTAATTAAATATAATGGAGGATAGTACAATGAAAGCAAAAGATGTAAATCCAAGTAATTTTAAGGTTGAGAATGTTGTATTTGAAAATGATGATTTTTCTATAGCGATAGGTATTTGGGAAAATGGGGAAAGAAGAATGGCAATGAGATGGAATGGCTATGGAGATGATCCCGGATACCCAAAATTATTTAAAAATCCAGTCTGGTTCATGGTTGATGACTCTTTAATTTTACCTTTCCTGAATGCTTTGAGGAACGTAAAAGATTCTGACAAAAAAGAAATAGAAGCAGCTATATTGAAATTTTGAAAGTATAATTGAATGATGTTCCAGCGTGATTACCCTAGTAGTCACGCTTTCTTTTTGTCTAAAAACGAACATTCTCCCAATTGTTTCGTATCGTTAGCCTTAAAATTTCCCCTTCCCTTTCTCTATAAGTAAATTTACCGTATGAAATTATTAATCAAACTCATACGGTATGACAATCTTTGAACAAATCTTGGCAGGACTGCAACAGAAATTCGCTGGGGTGGACACTGCCACACTCACCCGTATCGCCACAAAGAAGGCAGAGGGTGTAACGGACGAAACGAAGGTGACCTCCATCGTTGAGGGTATCTCATTTCAGGACGTGATGCAAAACTATGGTGATTTCCGTGCAGGACAGGCGCAGACTTCCGCTGTTTCAAACTACGAGAAGAAGCATGGACTGAAAGACGGAAAACCAATCGAGAATCCGAAACCAGAACCACCGAAACCAAACGACCCTCCAAAGCCGCAGGAGACAGACATCGCAAAGATGATTGCCGATGGCATCGCCGCCGGTATCAAGCCGTTTGCCGACAAGCTGGCCAAAATGGAGAAAAATGAAGCGCAGGCGCAGCGCAATTCTCAGATTTCAGTAGTGGCGAAGAAGTACGGTATTCCCGAATTTATGCTGAAAGACCGCAACATTCCCGAAAACACCGACTTGGACACTTATTTCAAGGACATGAAGCAGGATATGTCTAACAACGGTTTTCAGTTCTCCAAAGCTCCTGAAACTGCCGAACAGAAGCAGGAGAAGGAAGCGAGCGAGTTCGCCAAAATGATTGAGGCGGACACAAAATCTATTGTCGAACAACAAAACAAGTAATTTATGTCAGCAGGATACAAGTATTACATGGAGCCTGAACCGTCCATCGAGGAACGCTATGATGTTTCTACCGGAGTAAGACGCAGAGGGCCTTACAAGCTGGATACGACCAACCTTGTTGCTGGTTCATTTCTTCCATCCTTCACTCCCATTGCCGCCGACTTAGTAAAGAAAACCGCTCAGGTGGCCATCCGTGTAGAAGTCTATGAAAAGTTTACCACCGGTTCCAATACCACTTTGAAGATCAAGAAAAACTCTTTGGCTTATGTGGGTATGCATCTGGGTAATGGTTCTCATGGAGCTACCATCAACAGTATTGACAAATCAGACAAAGCTTTCGATAAGTTGACACTGGCTGCCGACTTTGGCGAAACAGTGGAAGTTGGTACTGTACTCTATGAAGCTACAGCTGTAAGCGGTACTACTCCAAAGGTAGTTGCTAACTCAGCTTTGTACGGAAGAGTACAAGTAGAAGAAGGCGTTGTATTAGTTGCTCTTTTGATGCGAGCATTTGAAATTGAGCCTACCAAATTGGCTATGCCTTTCTCTGACATTGATAAGGCTAACATGCCGCATTTCCAGTTCAACGCTGCAGGCGTGCAATCCCCGGCTGGTGTTTCGTATGAACTGCCAGAAGCTTCTGATTCTGTGATGGGAGGTATTCAGTTGGGATTCTCTCAAAGCGGAAAGAAATATCCAGTAGCATTGGAAGGTGGAAAGGCGTATGTAGAAGTACCTTGGACGGACAATAACACTACCTATCAGGCAGCTAACTCAAGTACCTTGGGATTGGTAAAGCAGGGTGCAAAAGTTGATGATGCAGCAGGTGGTGATGAGAAAGATAAAATTAATGCTCTTCTAGCATCGTTGAGAGCAGCAGGTATAATTGCAAGCAAATAAAGAAAGGAGGACTAATATATGATGCTAACTATTCATACTCTGTTTAACGACCCCAACATCGTTAACGCCGTTATTCAGCGTGTCCTTCAGACTCGTAAGGATACAATCTACTGGCAGCAGTACCTCGATTTCCGTAGAACGACTACTCGTGTGTTCAAGGACTACATCGGACAAGTTACGGGCGTGATGGCCGGTTCTATCAACTCTCGTTATGGTGAGAAGCCTATCCGTGAACGCCGGAATATCGGCTCAGGATATGGTGAAATCGCTTATCTTGGCGATGCTTACCAGATTTCCATTGACCGCTTGTCTGAGCTTCAGGACTTGATTGACAAGTTCAATGCAGCTAAACCTGCCGACCAGGTAGCAGCCATGCAGGAAATCGTGAACTTCATCTATGATGATTACCGTCAGGTACTTTTGGCAGCCCACAAGCGCATGGATATTATTGTAGGTTCACTTCTGATGACCGGAGAAGCAACAGTCAAGAATAAGGATGACAATGCCGGAGGCGTTGACCTTCTCGACATTGAATTGCCGTTCAAGTTCATCAAGCCTGATACTGGTGCGAAGACGAACTTCATCACCTATTTGCAGCAGCAGATTAATGCTCTGAAAGCTGATTATGGAAACTTCCAGAAGATGATTATGTCCCGAGGAACTTTCGTGAAGAATATCATCGGGTCGGCTGAGTTTGGTGACAAGTTCAAGATGCAGCTTACAGGAAATGAAATGTACCTTTCAACCGGTTTGATTACATCTCAACTGGCTTCCCAAGTGTTCACTGGCATCGGGCTTCCGGCCATTGAAATCAAGGAAGATTACGTAAAAGACCAGACCGGAAAGAACGTGCAGATTTACGCCGACGACCGTATCACCTTGCTTCCGCAGGATAAGGTCGGTTATATGCGTTTCCACACTCCATACGAAGCAGTGGACGGCGTACCGGGACGTAACTACACCCAGGCAGACGGTGATATGCTTATTTCCGGTTACAAGGACAAGAACGGTCGTTATCTGGAATACACCGCAGAGTGGATTCCTCAGATTACGAACCCGAATCTGATTGTGAACTTTGATTTGTCAACCATGAACGCATGACAGTAAATGACTACATATCACAGAAGTTTCAGACCTTCGGCATCAACTTGTCGGAGGCTGACCTTTTGGAGATAAGTTTTTCTTCAGAAGTAAGCGGAGAGGATGAGATGGGCCCGTCAAACATCGGACTTGTTTCAGTGGCTATGGCGAAGTTCATCCCCTCTCTATTACTCCGTGCCACTTCCATCAGTGAGAACGGTTTCTCTATGTCATGGGATACAAAAGGCGTAAAGGAATACTATTCTTTCTTGTGCAAGAAGTATGGTCTTGAAGATACGTTAAGCGATAAACCTAAAGTCAGATTCCTATGATATTTGCTCCACATACATTACAGGTTAAGGTCTTTACTCCGATGGAAACAGACGAGTTTGGCCGACCTATCCCCGGAACCGGTGGTGAAAGCTGGCAGGACGTGTGTAAATGCCGTTGTGATGATAACTCGACCAAGGAGTTTACTTCGGAGAACGGTGAGGTGTTCCGACCGAATTATCACGTAGTCTGTGAGAAGAAAATCTCACTGAGTGCTGGTGATGAAGTCAGATGTATGGACGGTGAGAATGTCCGTGGAACTGGCAAAGTTTACATGGTGAAGAATACAAACTATTTTGGTTACTCAGAGATATGGATGTGAAGTTTGATTTTTCGGACGTGGATAGCTTTTTCGAACAAGGTTATGCCGAGGTGAAAGCCGTTGAGGAGAAGGTTGGTAAAGAGGCTGTCGATTACGCTGTAAAGAATGGCAACTATCAGAACCGGACTGGAAGACTCCGTAAGTCAAATAAGTATTCAGTTGAGGATGACGGATTGGTGATTAGAAACGATGCTGAGTATGCCTCGCACGTCGAATCTAAAGGCTATGAAGTATCAACTGGTGCGGCTCTATACGCTGAGAAACGATTGAAGGAGGAAGTCAAATGATAGTAACTACCGACATCGCGAACATACTCTACCGTGATTGCCAGCCTTTCGGTATTCCCATCGTTCCTCACGGCAAGAAGCTGACGGGCGAATTGAAATCCGAAAGGATTGTCATTCATGCCAAGAAACAACAGCCAAGCAAATATTGGAAGAAATCTTTCGTAGAAGTGAACCTTTGTGTTCCCGACCTGAAAGACGGTGAAGCCAACACCATCCGTCTGAACGAGCTGGAGAAACAGGCGCAAGAATTGTTTGACGGAATAACCGGACGCTATGATGGTACCACCTATCATTATTCCATCGAGTCAATCGGAACTGAGGAGGACACATCCTTAAAGTGTCACTATGTGAATGTAAGAATTTTGTTTGAAGTTTTAAATGTGAAATAATATGGCAGAATCAAAGAAAATCACCGCCGTGAATATCAAAAAACTTTGGTATGGCGAGACAAATGCTATCACAGCAGATTTGACTGGGCAGGCTTTATATACTCTTTTACAAGGTGAAACCTTAAAAGAGGTTAAGAATATCCATCAGGATACATGGACACTTGAAGAAGCGGAAGCAAGCCGCACTAACTACAAGAACCAGCTTACCGGTCAGACTTATCGTAGTGATAAGGAAATGGGCGATGTAACCGTGAACTTCACCATTGGTGAGTACGACTATCCGACCAAGAAAGACCTCATGGGTGGTGATGTAATTAACACTGATAAGGGTTGGAAACGAGCAAGAGGCAAGGTAAACATTGAGAAGTTACTTGTCGCTTTGACTGACGATGACCAGTATTGTGTGATTCCCCGTGCTGACATCGGTGCACGTGAAGCCACAACAGACAAGGCTGTCGGTATTCCTGTAAGTGCGGTGGAACTGGAACCACAAAATGCAGAAGTTGCACCGGAATACTGGTTTGACTCATCTGAAGTAAAAGCAGGTGCTTAATGCCTATCCAATAGGTAGAGATTGAATTCCATAACAGGGGTGGGCTTTATGGCTTCACCCCTTAATTTTTATCTTTTATCAGAATGAATCAAGGAGCAAAAATAGTAACTGAATCCATTATCGGAAGTGATTTCAGAACGGTGTTTGTCGCTGGGAAAGCCAACACGGTCTACCCTCCTACTATCCACAAGCTGGCCGGGGCAATCTCCCATTTGTCAGGCGTACAAGAAGCAGACAATTTGAAAGAAGTGCTTCTCTCCCTTGGAGAAAGCGAGGCTTACAGCAAGGCTCTCTCCTGGCTGATAGCTGGTGACGAAAACTTGAGTGAAGAACTGGCAAAAGGAACATACGAAGAAAACGTAAATGCTTTAGATGAAGCACTCTCTATGATTGACTCAAAGGTTTTTCTCAAAGCTGTCAGCTTGGCGAGGAACGTAAGTCTGCTGGCAGCGAAACCGAGGTCGTAGGAAATGATACTCTCTTGGGACAGATTGCATCGTTCATGGAAAATCTGCATCTGTCATACCGGGAAGTGGTCTATGAGATACCATACAGGAATTTAGTATTAATGCAGCGTGACAAGCTCCATACAGTTACCGGTACCAAGGTTACAAAGGTGAAGGGTAAGGACATGGCTTCGCGCAGAAGAAGAAACAAGAAATAGATATGGCTACACTATACTTTAAAGTCAGTTCTGACTGGGAGCAGGTTGTCAAACTGAGACAGGAATGTGAGAGACTGGAAGCCCAGCTCAAAAAAATGGACGTAAACAAATCCCCTACAGCTGCAAAGGCTTTAGAAACGCAACTGGCATCCACCCGTCAGCAGATGATGGGGCTGGTAACTGAGGCGGCTAAGGCTGGTGCTATGATGGAGAATGATTTGAAGAAAAAACTCAATTCCGCGTCAAAGGCCTCCGATGAACTAACAGAGGAAATAATCAAACAGAGGAAAATCATCCGTGATACGCAGGATGATGTCAGACGGCTGTCTGATGAATATTCAAAGATGAGTAAGTATTCTCCTAATTCAAAAGCTAAATTAGCTGAACTGAATGCAGCTAAAGCAGCCTTGAACGAGCAGAGATATTCCATTGGTGAATTGCAGGACCAGCAGGCCAGAAACAGGCTCGAAGTAAGGAAACTTACAAGAGAGTACAAAGAGTTTGCCAGTGGAACAAACAATGCTGATGAGATAGTAAAATCCCTGACGGATTCCTTGAAGCGTACTGCTTTAGAGATAGGAGGATTGGCAGCAATAAAGAAGTTCGGTTCTGATGTGATTGAAGCAACTGGAAAGATGCAACAGTTACAGGTAGCTCTTTCAACAATCCTTCAGGACAAATCGAAAGCAGAACAACTCATCGCCGATATTGTTCAGTTCGCAGCCAAAACGCAGTTCAATCTTGATGATGTAGCGACCGGAGCAAAACAGCTTTTGGCATACGGTTCCTCTGCCGATAATGTAGTAAATGAACTTTCTATGCTTGGAGATGTGGCTTCCGGATTGCAGATACCTATCGGTCAACTTATTTATCTGTATGGAACACTAAGAACGCAAGGAAGAGCCATGACAGTAGACATTCGTCAATTCGCCGGACGAGGTATTCCAATCTACGAAGAACTGGCCAAGGTATTAGGAGTTTCCAAAGACCAGGTAGGTGAACTTGTGAAGGAAGGTAAGGTCGGCTTTAAGGAAGTTGAACAGGCTTTCAAAAACATGACATCCGAAGGAGGGAAATTTGCCAACCTTATGGAAAGTTCCGCCGGGACGTGGCCCCAACGATTATCGAATATCGAAGATACCCTCTTCCAGAAAATGAATGAGTTCGGGAACAAGTATAAGGAGGTTTTCGAGTTTGGAATCGGTACAGCAGAGGACTTGGTGGAAAGTCTTGATGATGTGTTGTCTATCATGGGCGGACTGATTGCAGCTTACGGAACATACAAGGCCGCGTTGATTACCGCAGCCGTAGCACAGAAGGCGGTCGGATTCGTTGAAAGCATCCAACTGATTGGAATGTACAGAAAGGAATTGGGACTGGCCACCGCCGCGCAACAGGCTTTCAATGTCGCTTCGAAATCCAATGTGTATGTCACTCTGTTGGCAGCTCTTGTTGGAATAGGTACGGCGGTTTACATGTTCACAAAGAGAACCAATGAAGCCACTGTAGCGCAGGAGACACTTAATTCGGTAAACAAAAAGGCCGATGAGGAATTTTCCAAGCAGGCAGCAACAGTTGACAGGTTGTCCGGCGTATTGAAAAGTGAAACTTCATCCATTGACCAGAAGAAGAAAGCCTTGTCAGATTTGCAAACCATCATTCCTTCTTACAATGCCAGTCTTGATGAAGAGGGCCGACTGATAAACAACAACACAGAGGCCATTAAATCCTATCTGACACAACTGGAAAAGCAGATACGGATGAAGGCTGCTCAAGAAGAACTGGAGGAGCTGTATCGCAAAAAACGGACTCAAGAAAAGCAGCAGAAAGTCGCTACGGAGAATTACAATGAGGCTAAATCTTTGTACAATTCATCCGTGACAATGACTGGAAGCGCATTACAAAACAGAGGAGTCAATACAGGTGTGGCCGTATTCTCTCAAAATAGTGCAGTAAACAATCAGCTCAAAGATAGTGCGAATAAGGCCAAGAAAGAATTAGATTCCGTAAACAAGGAATTAGGCGAAACGGTTTCTGCTATCAAAGAATTGGAAAAAGAGATTGAGAAATCTTCTTTATCCGATAAAAAAGAAGCCCAACATTCTACAATATCTGAAGAAGTAGAAAATGCCACCATACGTATCAAGACACTCAAACAAGAGATTGCCGACCTTCGTAGCGGAAAATTACAAGCAGAAGCTGGTAAAACCGTAGAATCTGCTATCAAGGCAAAGGAAAAAGAGTTGCAGAGCGCAGAAAAAACCTTGGAAACACTTACTGGTGTCAGCCACAAATCAGAAAACAAGAAGGTCGTAGATAATCAGCAAAATCTTTCTGATGAACTTCTACAACTCATAAGAGCTAATCAGCAGGAAGAAATCAACCTGATGGAAGAAGGTTCTGAAAAGAAGCGCAGACAAATTGAGCTGGATTACCAGCGAGAAATCGATGAAATTAGGAAACAGCGCAAAAAATGGGAAGATGCGCAAGGAGGAAAGCTTACGTCTGAACAGCGGGAAGTATTAGGAAGTCGTGCGTCTAATGCCATGACGTCGCGTGAAAAAGGTCTGGCCGAAATTACAGAAACTGAAAATCAAGCTGCAATCGAGGCCAACGAACGTTACCTGAAAAGCTATGGTACATTTTTGCAGAAACGTGATGCTATCATAGCCGAGTACACCCGTAAAATCTCGGAAGCTACTACTCAGGGAGACAAGGACATACTCCAGAAAGAAATGGATAAGGCCCTCTCCTCTCTTGACCTTGAAAAGCTGAAACAGGGAATCAACTGGGAACTTGTCTTCGGTGACTTGGACAAGGTATCCAAAGAATCCTTGAACAAGGTAAAGCAGCAGCTTAGGGACTTCAAGAACTCCGAAGAATACAAGAACATGGCCGTTGACCAGAAGAAGGTTATTGACGAGGCGTTGAACAAAATCCAGTCAACCCTTATCGACAAAGGAGGATTGCTGGCCGACCTACCCGAACAGTTAAGCGAATTGGCCAAGGCACAGGAAGAACTGTCACAAGCTCAGGAGGAATACAACGAAGCCATGAGAAGCGGAACAGATGAACAGAAGGAAGCGGCCACGAAGAAACTGAATGATGCCCAGAAAAGACAGCAGAACGCTCAGGTCAATGTACAAAAGTCAACAGATAAAACGACAAGCAGCCTTGTCACATTGTCGAACGTCATTACCCAGCTTGGTTCAAATTCTGAAATTTCACTCTCTCAGGTCGGTGATTTGGCCGGAAATATAGTAGACATATTTGCAGAAGAGAGCGAGAAACTTGGAGGTATAATTGGAGCTGCATTTTCTCTTTTAGATGCCATCGGGACACAGGGGTTGGATGGTTTCGTAGGTAACATATTCAGTAGTGTCTTTAAGTCTGTAGGTGGAATATGGGATACCCTGACTTTCGGCGGATTCAGCAAACTCTTCGGTATTGGAGGAAACGAAAAAGAGGTGCAGGATACCATCAACAGACTCACGGACAGAAACGAAAAGTTGCAGTCTGCCATCGAATCCCTTACAGAAGAAATGAAGTCCAGCAAGGGAAGCGAGAAATCCGTAGCAGAGTACAATAAAGCCATCAAGTATCAGGAGGAATACAACAAGAATGTCCTTTCAAAAGCGCAGGCCAATGCTGGCTATCACAGTAAACATCATAGCTGGGCCTATTACATGGGCTGGTCGGAAAGTGACATACAATGGATTCGGGAAAATGTCATGGCAGAGTTCACAGGTACAGATTCCTTGTGGCAGATGTCTCCGGAGCAGATGGACTTATTACGTCAGAATGTAGACTTGTGGCAGAAAATGGCTGATTCAGGGAAAGGAGGCTATGGAAATAGTGTCGTTGATGCACTAGGTGAATATGCAGATCTGGCCGGAAACCTCGAAGAACTGAAAGAGGGCCTTTTCGAACAGCTTACCGGAATAAGTTTTGATTCCATGTATGATAGTTTCATCGATACCCTTATGGATATGGATGCATCGGCGGAAGATTTTGCGGATAACCTATCCGAATACTTTATGCGTGCCATGCTTTCAGATAAAATCGGTAACATGTACAGCCAGAAGCTGGAAGACTGGTGGAACAGATTCGGTGAAAGTATGAAGGACGGAAACCTGAGTGAGAGTGAACGTAATTCACTCCAAAACGAATATATGGGGTACGTGAATGAAGCATTGAAACTACGGGATGAACTTGCCGCAGCTACCGGATACGACAAGGCTGGCAGCAGTTCCAAGCAGTCGGCCTCCAGCCGCGGATTCGGTACAGAAATGACGCACGAGGATACCGGGGAACTGAGTGGGCGGTTTACAGCCGTGTATGAGTCCAATCTTCGTGTTGAGACGGCAGAACAGCAGCAAACGGTAGCTATTACCGAACTGCGAGGTTCCATCGGCTCCCTGACATCACAAGTAACCGGTCTGTACAACATTGCCGACGAGACACGTACCATCCTGGCCAATTCCTATCTGGAGTTACAGCAAATCAGAGAGAACACAGGCGAAATTGTCAAACCTATCAAACAGATGCAGGCCGACATTGCCGAAGTGAAACGTAATACAGCAAGATTATGA